AACTTTTAGATATTTTGATATAGGATAACACATGGCACTAACAATTGGCACTGGACTCACCATAGGTGGTGGTATCACATTTGAAGCGATATTTCCACCGCCCACACCTTTGCCGGCAGCGTTGAATCTTGATGCTGGCAATCCTGCAAGTTATCCAGGCACTGGATCTACTTGGACTGACACAGTAGGAGGAATGGTATTTACTCTTGTTAACGGGCCAACATATAGCAGTGATAACGGTGGGTATATACAGTTTAACCCTGGTGCCGGGCAGTATGGATATAGTGGCACAAACTTGGGCACCTTGACCAACTGGTCAATCGAAGCCTGGCACTACTATGATGGCACCAATACCCCTAGTGGACCCAACATATTCACAGAATTCTCATACGCTGGTGGCACTATCAATCTTGGATTGGGTTCCAACAGCGGTGCTGCTGATTTACAGACTTGGTGGTATGGTGCGGGATTTCAAACCACTGCGCCATACACATTAACACCGGGCAACTGGTATCAGATTGTGGGCACATTTGATGGCACTACTCTCAACTTATATGTAAACAACACCCAGGTAGAAACTGCCAATGCGCCGCCAGGTGGCGCTGCCAATCCTGCAATTGGATATGGGTTAATGACCCGCTGGGATCCAGGTGGTTTCTGGGGAGGCCGATTGGCTATTGTTCGTGTGTATGATACGGATATCGGTGCCGCCGGGGTTGAACAAAACTGGAACGCTGATCGAGCCAGATTTGGTCTTTAGATCTTAAAGAAGCCCAAGAATTTGTGCATCTTGTTGATCACACTATCCCAGTCGCCCATCCGAGGTTGACGATACAGTCTAGCACTGGGATACCAAGGTGAATCTTCACGCCGGAGCAACCAACGCCAGCAGTTACCATAAGCATTCAGCGGAATCCAAACAGGACGACCCATGGCTCCGGCCAAATGTGCGTTGGCAGTATCCACTGATATCACAAGATCCAAGTGATGCATGAGTCCTGCGGTATCTGAAAAATCATTGATGGTGCCTGGAAAACATTCTGCACCAGCAGCAGTGATCACAGCAATTTCTTCGTCTGTAGCATCCATCTGCAAGTTGATCCATTGATGTTCGGGATTGCGGCGTATGAGTTCTGCTATCTTCTCTACTGGTATGCTTTTGTGAATGTGAATCCAAGAGTCTTTTCGGCCACTCCAACACACCCCGATCCTCATGCGTTTTTTGGCACCCAGTCGATCTGCCCACTCTTGTGCTTTGGCAGGAGTAGCAGCAATATATTGCAGATTGTGTGTGAGATTATCCAAGGTTGTCCCGATGATCCGTGGAACACTCATCATAGGAATCCAGTAATCGTATTCACCAAGTTCCTCACCAGGGCCGTAGATGCCGATCACATTGCCAGACGGCGTGGGAAATAATGGTTTCACTCCAGAACTCAGCACCAATTTGACTCGGGCACCAGCAGCATTGAGATTGGCTATAAATCGCAGGAACTGGATCTGATCTCCTAGACCTTGTTCACCAACTAATAAAATTGTTTTACCTTTGGGATCTTCGCCTTGCCATTCGGGTTTGGGTAGGGTAGGTTTGGCTCCGGCTAGATGCTCATAGCGCCATCTTGCTTCGTAGTATTTCCATCCAGGTGTATAATCGCCTTTGAGCAAATAAGCCACTGCTAGATTGAATTCCGCAGTGACATTTTTTGGTTCAATGTCGCATGAAGCATGCAGGAATGGGATAGCTCGTTCAGGATAGCCCATTTCTCTTAACACATTGCCGTAGTTGTTAAATGCAGCAGGGTTATTGAAATCTTCTCCAAATACCTGTGCATAGCACTTCAATGCCAGTTCTGGATGATGTTCGGCTCGATGTCGATTGCCTTGTTCGATAAGATCGTTAGTGTTCATATGGATATTTAAGAACCTTGTGCATGGGTCCTAAAATAACTGGTTGTCCATAAATAAGTGTTGTACGCAATCCTGCGTCTTATGCGGTTTAACCCGCCGCGTAGAAGCTAGAACCTTCATCGGACTTCTTTAAGGAGAAAACAAATGGGACGTCCTCTAAAAATACAGAAATACAGTTATAATACTGGCGTTGGTAGCCCCGGCGCAAACACACCCGTGGATCTTGCTTATCCACCATTCAGCGCACTTGATGTGCCTGTTTACAATGCACCTACACAGACACTGAATGCAGCCCAATTTGTAGGCGTGGTAGGCGGATCGCCCCCTACCAGCCAACCTAGCGCCACATACCCTGTGGTCACAGCATTTGTGAATATCACACTGGCCAATGGTTCATCTACTTTTGCGCTTGCTGGATCATATGCAGGCCGTATCATCCGCCAAAAAGGCAGCCACAAATATCTAGTGGTGTACACAGGCGGAACCACTGCTGCTACCGATTTAATTGTTGGTCAAGCGTATCAGATTGTTGCTCTTGGTAACACCAACTGGCAATCAGTAGGTACCGGAACAGGTACAGTTTCAGCCGGTGATATCTTCACTGCCACAGCGGTCGGCTCCGGCAGCGGTACTGCATATCCAGTTGGCGTATGTGTATTGACCAATGATACCACACCAGCAACAGGTCTCATGGCTATCGGTTACGAATCAGGCGACAGTGCAGCAGCCACAGCCAGTAACCTTACCAACAAGTGGGTGCGTGACTGGGCCGGAACAACTGGAGACTACAGCAACAATAATCTTGGTGAAGTTGAATACACTAGTGAGCTTTACTATGTTGCCAACTTCTTCACAGACGAAGGCGGTGTTGCACAGTCAGGTCTGGAAGTAGATACTGCTACAGAATCTGTTGCAGGAGCACCAGCAGGATACATTCCGCTAGCAGTTATCAACAACGCAACTTCTTAAAGTTTAGCCACTCTGAATCCTCTCAGCTACATACTGAGAGGATTTTTTATGACCGTGGCATTCGTATTGGGCAATGGACAAAGCCGAGCAAGCATAGATCTAGTACAACTCAAGCAACTGGGTCCTATCTACGGCTGCAATGGCTTGTATCGAGATTGGGAATCAGACTGTCTTGTGGCCACAGATCGACCCATTGCAGAAGCCATCCAACGGTCAGGTTACAGTAAAAAAAACAGATTCTACACAAGAAAACCTTTGTCTGATATGGGTGCTCAAGTGGTTCCTAGAAAATATCATGGCAACAGTTCGGGTCCTATTGCCTGTGCATTGGCAGCCATAGACAACTATACTCGTATCTATATGTTGGGATTTGATATGGGACCTAGTCCTAGCATGAGATTTAACAATGTATATGCTGGTACAGAATTCTACAAAGCGCCAGATGCAGCACCTACATTTACAGGAAATTGGATACGGCAACTGATAACCATAGCCGGAGATTTTCCAACGGTTCAATTTATCCGTGTTTGCGGGCCCACTAGCGCCGAGATCAAAGAGTTCAAGAATATTCAAAACTTTGAAACCATAGACATCAAACTGTTCCGCCATCGCTTAGATACCAACGACGGGATTTGAGCCAAATACGTTAGAGATCTGAATCTGGTAAATACAGCCAGAGACTCTACAAATGACACAATATACCATTGATATTGGCGCGGTTCCAGACGACGGGCAAGGCGATCCGTTAAGAACTTCGTTCAATTACACCAATTTAAACTTTGATCAGATTTTTGCTGCTGGTCCGGTGCTGAGTAATGTGGCCATTGCCAACAATACCATCCGCACGATTACCAGCAATGGCAACTTGATCCTGGCACCCAATGGTATTGGTCAGATACAACTCAGTGCCGCTACTGTGCCAGTCCAGGATAATGTATATGATCTAGGTAGTCCCACAGCACGATTCAATTCTATCTATGTGGGCAGCGGCGGATTGAATATACCCAGTATCAGTCTCACTGGTAATCTCACTGCTAACAACATCTTCTCCACTGGCTTCATGTCATCTGCTGGCAATGTTGTTAGTGGTGATACTGTATCAGGTACTACTTTATTGGTTTCAAGTGCCACAGTATATGGAAACTTGGCCACAGTCAATGTCAATGCCACAGGAAATGTAACTGCCAGTTACCTTATCGGTAATGGTAGCCAGATCACAGGCATTCCAGCCGGTGCACAGGGTGTACAAGGTATCCAGGGTGTACAAGGAACACAAGGCATTTTAGGCGTAACTGGTTCTCAAGGTATAACCGGAACTCAAGGTATCCAGGGTGTGCAAGGAACATTTGGTACCCAAGGTGCAATAGGCACACAAGGCGTGCAAGGCACCCAAGGTACTCAAGGAACACAGGGTATAACTGGTATCCAAGGCGAAATTGGTACTCAGGGTGCAACCGGAACTCAAGGTATACAAGGGGTACAAGGATCAATTGGTACTCAAGGTGTTCAAGGCATCACCGGTGTTCAAGGAACACAAGGTATCCAAGGTATCCAAGGTAGACAAGGTATCACCGGCGCCCAAGGTACGCAGGGCATCCAGGGTATTGTTGGTACCCAAGGTGTGCAAGGTATCCAAGGTATAACCGGAGTACAGGGTACGCAAGGCATTCAAGGTATACAAGGCATAACAGGTGCTCAAGGCATACAGGGTGTTCAAGGTACTGTTGGTACCCAAGGTGTGCAAGGATCAATTGGTACCCAGGGTGTTACTGGAGCACAAGGTATCCAAGGGGTACAAGGAGAAATTGGTACTCAAGGAACACAAGGCATCCAAGGTATTTTTGGTACTCAAGGCGTACAAGGACTTGGAGATCGATATGCTACAACCAGTAGCACTAGTTTAACAATCAGCAATGCAACCAAGAGCCTGACCGTTGGAACAGGGTTGAATTATAGTGCTGGACAAACCACAATCATTGCGTATGATGGTTCCAACTACATGCAAGGTGTATGTGCATCCTATGACTCTGGTACAGGCGCATTGGTTGTAAATGTTACTGTTTCAGTAGGCGGCCCTGGGCCTTATACTAGTTGGCAAGTAAATCTTGCGGGTGTTGAAGGCCCTGTGGGAGCACAAGGCGTACAGGGCACACAAGGCGTACAGGGCACACAAGGCGTACAAGGTACTCAAGGCATCCAAGGTGAAATTGGCACACAAGGTATTCAAGGTACGCAGGGTATCCAGGGTGATACTGGTGCCCAAGGAACACAAGGTATACAAGGCGAAACCGGCGCCCAAGGCACACAAGGTATTCAAGGAGAAATTGGTACACAAGGCGAAACAGGTGCTCAAGGCACACAAGGAGAAACCGGTACTCAAGGCACACAAGGTACACAAGGCATTCAGGGTGAAACAGGAACACAAGGTGAAACAGGTACTCAAGGTACTCAAGGAACACAAGGTATTCAAGGAATCCAAGGCATTCAAGGAATCCAAGGCATTCAAGGAGTAACTGGATCACAAGGTACTACCGGTACTCAGGGCATCCAGGGAACACAGGGATTAACCGGTACACAAGGTGAAACTGGCACACAAGGTATTGTTGGTGCTCAAGGTACTCAAGGTATTCAAGGAGTCATTGGCTCACAGGGTATAACCGGAGCACAGGGTATACAAGGTGTACAAGGTGCTATTGGTTCTCAAGGTAGCATCGGCACCCAAGGAGAGATTGGATCTCAAGGCGTACAAGGTACTCAGGGCATACAAGGCACACAGGGTGTACAAGGTACTCAGGGCGTGCAAGGCACACAGGGTGTACAAGGTACGCAGGGTATACAAGGTACACAAGGCACTCAAGGTACTCAAGGCATCCAGGGAGAAATTGGTGCTCAAGGTACGCAAGGAACTCAAGGTATCCAAGGCACTCAAGGTATCCAAGGTACTCAAGGCGTACAAGGCACTCAAGGTATCCAGGGCGAAACTGGCACTCAAGGTACACAAGGTATACAAGGCGTTACGGGCGCACAAGGCACACAAGGCACACAAGGTATCCAAGGTGTGCAAGGAGCAATTGGAGCACAAGGTACCCAAGGTACGCAAGGCACCCAGGGTACACAAGGTACACAAGGTATTCAGGGCATCCAGGGTACGCAAGGCGTACAAGGTACACAAGGTACTCAAGGTATCCAAGGTACTCAAGGCGTACAAGGCACCCAGGGTACACAAGGTACACAAGGCATCCAAGGTATTCAAGGTCCTGGCAATATTATTGAGGCCACTAACAATACTAGTACCACCACATTGTATCCAGTGATGGTAGGTGCTGCGGGTAGCGGTCAACTGGCTAATGTTACAACAGGTGGATTTGCATTCAACGCGGCTACCAATGCACTAAGTGTCACAGGTAATATCACTGGCAACTACATTTTAGGTAATGGTGCATGTTTAACTGGTGTAATCACATCCGTGGCCAACATCAACAATGGCACAAGTAATATCACTGTGGTAAGTTCTGGTGGCAATATCACTGTGGGTATTGGTGGAACATCAAATGTTATTGTATGGGCTACCACAGGTGAATACATTACTGGAGTATTATCAGTATCGGGCGACATCACCAGCAGCAACATATCCACAGCCGGCAATGTAGTATCCAACAATGTCATGGCTACCACGATTGTGAATACAGCCAGCTTTACTGGTGGCCAAGTAAGTGTCACAGGCAACATCACCGCCGGCAACTTAACTATCTTTAGCGGACCATTTTCGGGTAATATTTCTGCTTCCGGTGTAATAAGTTCGCAGGGTAATATACTAACTGGTAGTAATATTAGTGCAACTGCTAATATCACCGGTGGTAACATATTAGCTGGTTCGGGTGTGATCACCACAACTGGAAATATCACTGGCGGTAATATTAGCACCAGCGGTAATATATTAGGTGGTGGCTCCGGCACCCAAATCAGCACTGGCGGTAATGTTAATGGCGCAGTATTTAACGGTAATGTAAATTTCAGTACTGGCACAGTGTCGGGCAGTGGTAACATTACCGGTGGAAATATTGCAGTATCAGGAGTGCTGTTATCCACCAATACAGTTTCGGCAACTGGCAATGTTATCGGCGGCAACATCACTACTGCTGGAAATGTTGTTACCACAAACACAGTTATAGCCGAAGATATCCGAGTTGGCACAGGTATAACTCGTGGCAACATAAGTGCCTATGGTAATATCACCGGCGGCAATATATCAACAGCCGGCAATGTGACAGGTGCTAATCTGGTAGCAACCATACTCAGTGCCACAGGCAATGTCACAGCCAACAATGGCATGTTCACCAACATTGTGAATGTGGCCAGTCATACTGGTGCTGTAGTTTCAGTATCTGGCAACATCACTGGCGGTAATATATCAACAGCCGGCAATGTAAATGGTGCTAATCTGGTAGCAACCACACTCAGTGCCACAGGTAATATTTTAGGTGGAAATCTCAGCCTCAGTGGCACCACTATCAGCACAACTTACAACACAGGTGCTGCGGTTATATCTGGTGGTATGGGACTGGCTGGAAATCTAAACATGTTCAGCACAGCACAGATACACATGGGCGAAGATATCAGCCCTGTGAATTTTTCTGCTGCCAAGATCCAGGTAACCAGCAATGTCAACAGTTACAGCCAGGTACTAGGATACAATGTAAATCCAGGTGCATCCGCCAGCACAGATTTTGTGGCCACTGCCAACAATGGTGATGACGCTACTTTCTACATTGACATGGGTATCAATAGTAACAACTATAGTGATGCCAGTTACACAGCATTTGGTGCCAATGATGGATACTTGTATATCAATGGTGGCAATCTGGGTATAGCCACACAGAGCGCAGGCAAGAATGTAAGAATATACACCGGCAATACTCTGTCGGGCAATCTTCGGGCCGAGTTCTGGGATTCAGGTGCTAACATCACTGGATTGTTATCAGCCAGCGGTAATGTCACTGGCGCTAATGTCAACACAGGTGGATTGATCAGTGCCACAGGTAATGTCACCGGCGCCAATGTCAACACAGGTGGATTGATCAGTGCCACAGGTAACATAACCGGCGCAAACATCAACACCAACAACATAGTAGGCACTAGTGTCACAATTACCAGCACTGGTGCGTTGAATCTTGCACCAAGTGGCAACATAGTATTGACTGCCAACACATACATCAACAATCTTGCTATGCCTGTGCAAGATTATGATGCAGCCACCAAACTATATGTTGATAACTTTGCCACAACTGGACTTACATTCCATGAACAAGTTTACGCAGCCACCAACACCACACTAGAAACTGCTACCAGTGGTACCATAACCTATGCTCAACCTAATGGTGCTGGCAACGGTGTAGGTGCCACACTTACCACATCCGGAACATTCTACCTAATTGATACAGCCAACATCCAGACAGTGGGCACTCGTGTGTTGGTTCAAAATCAAGCCAATGGTGTACAAAACGGTATCTATACCTATGCCAACACCACTGCTATCGTTCGTTCCACAGATGCTGACCAATATGGGTCAGATAGCACAGAAGCCATCAGTATCAATGATTACTTTTTTGTAACCAATGGTAATGTCAACGCCGGTGCTGCTTTTGTAGTAAGTGCGCCTGCAGGAACAATCACATTTGGTACCAGTAACATACAGTTTTCAGAATTCAGCAGAAGTCAAGTTTATAGTGCTAACACCGCTGCTGGTATAAGTCTAACTGGTACCGTATTCAGTGCCAAGGTTGACAACACAACCACTGCATTTGATGGTGGCGGTAATATCACGGTCAAAGCAGGTGCAGTTCTTACCACACCTAACATTGGTGCTGCTACAGGTACAAGTTTAACTACAACTGGAAATATCCAAGGCAGTTATATCCTTGGTAACGGATCACTACTCACCGGCATTGATTCTGCTGCTATATCAAATGGTACCAGCAATGTAAGAGTATTCAACAACAGCAATGTCACAGTCAGTGTAGCATCTAATTCCAACATAGCCACTTTTGCCACAAATGGATTGTCAGTTACAGGACTAATAACCAGCACAGGCAATATACAAGGCAGCAACTTGGTCACAGGCGGATCGGCTAGTGTCACTGGGAATTTGGTCGCCAACAATGGTATGTTTACCAACATTGTTAATGTGGCCAGTTTCACCGGTGGGTTGGTAAGTGTAACAGGTAATGTCACTGCCAACAATGGTATATTCACTAACATAGTAAATGTGGCTAGTTTCACTGGTGGGTTAGTAAGTATAACAGGTAATATCACTGCCAATAATGGCATGTTTACCAACATCGTAAATGTGGCTAGTTTTACCGGCGGAGTAGTATCAGTTTCGGGTAATGTTACTGGTGCCAATATCAACACTGGTGGTCTTATCACAGCAGTTGGCAATGTCCAGGCTGCTGGTTATACCTATGCTAATGGTGATCCGGTCGCAGGATCTGGACCTCAAGGTACCACAGGTGCTCAAGGCACAATCGGAGCTCAAGGCATACAAGGTATACAGGGTATTTTTGGTACACAAGGCATAACTGGCGCTCAAGGCACACAAGGTACTCAAGGCATCCAAGGTACTCAAGGCATCCAAGGTGAATTTGGAACTCAAGGCATAACTGGCGCTCAGGGTACACAAGGTACTCAAGGCACTCAAGGTACTCAAGGCACTCAAGGTATCCAAGGCATCCAAGGTGAATTTGGTACACAAGGCATAACTGGTGCTCAAGGCACCCAAGGCATTCAAGGTATCACTGGCACACAAGGCACACAAGGTGTCCAAGGTACGCAAGGTATTACCGGTGCTCAAGGTACTCAAGGCGTACAAGGCACCCAAGGCATCCAGGGAGAAACCGGTACTCAAGGCACACAAGGCATCCAAGGCATCCAAGGAGTTATCGGAGCTCAAGGTACCACAGGCGCCCAAGGTATCCAAGGCATCCAGGGCGCATTTGGTACTCAAGGTGCAGTGGGTACTCAAGGAACTCAAGGGACCCAAGGTATTCAAGGTACTCAAGGCATCACTGGCGTTCAGGGAGCATTTGGTACACAAGGTATCCAAGGGGTTCAAGGCACACAAGGCATTCAAGGAGCAGGTAGTGCAGTAACTTCCACAGTTGATAATTTCACTGGCACCGGTTCTCAGGTTGATTTTGTTCTCAGTACTGCTCCTAGCAATGAAAATTTCACTTGGATCAACATCGATGGTGTGGATCAACTGCGTACCGGATATAGTTTATCTGGTAGCACTATCACATTTTCTAGCCCTCCGGCATCCGGTGCAGCAATCGAAATCACAACACTTGGCGGTTCCACACTTGGAACACAAGGTATTACTGGATCGCAAGGTGCAACTGGTACACAAGGAACATTTGGTACTCAGGGTGCAACCGGAGCAGGTACACAGGGTATTACTGGATCGCAAGGTGCAACTGGTACACAAGGAACATTTGGTACTCAGGGTGCAACCGGCGCAGGCACGCAAGGTATCCAAGGCATACAAGGTGTTACGGGCGCACAAGGTACAACTGGCGCACAAGGTACACAAGGTGTTCAAGGTGGTGTTGGCATACAAGGTGCTCAAGGCATCCAAGGTGTTGTTGGTGCCCAAGGTACAACAGGTACTCAAGGCATACAAGGTATCACCGGATCACAAGGTATACAAGGTATTACAGGCACACAAGGTACAACAGGCGCCCAAGGCGTTCAAGGCATCCAAGGAGCATTTGGTACCCAAGGCGCAACCGGAGCAGGTACACAAGGTATCCAAGGCACTCAAGGCGTCCAAGGTGCAGGTAGTGCAGTAACTTCCACAGTTGATAATTTCACTGGCGATGGGTCTCAAGTTGCTTTTGTTCTCACTACAACACCTAGCAATAAAAACTTTACTTGGGTCAACATCGATGGTGTGGATCAACTGCGTACCGGATATAGTTTATCTGGTAGCACGGTCACATTTTCTAGTGCGCCGGCATCTGGTGCAGCGATCGAAATCACATCATTGGGTGGCTCAACCCTTGGAACTCAAGGTATTACCGGTGCACAAGGTGTTGCTGGAACAGGCACACAAGGAGCAACTGGAGCAGGTACACAAGGTACAACTGGAGCACAAGGTATCCAGGGTATCACTGGCCCAAGCACAACTATCAATGCCACTGATATCAACACAGGAACAATGTATCCTGTGTTAGTAGGCGCCGCTGGGTCGAATCAAACTGCCAATGTTGACACCAATGGAATATCGTTCAATGCATCGTCTAACATACTCAGCGTTGCAGGCAATGTAACATCAAGTGGTAATGTCAGCGGCACCTATATCTTAGGTAATGGCGCATTTCTAAGTGGAGTGATCACTAGTGTAGCCAATATCAACAATGGAACTTCAAATGTCACAGTAGTAAGTTCGGGTGGCAATGTCACTGTAGGTGTGGGTGGAAGTGGCAATGTTGCTGTGTTTGCTACCACAGGTGAATATGTAACTGGTGTAGTATCTGCAACCGGCAATGTTACCGGTAGTCAACTGATAGCCAACAATGGATTGATAATAAATTCCACCACCGTGGCATCAAACATAACTATTGGTTCCGGATACAATGCAATGAGTGTGGGACCAATGGCTATAAATACTGGAATAGCAGTCACAGTCTCCGGCGGTCAACGCTGGGTGATCTTATAAGGATAACGAATGGCAAGCACAATTTCCGCAGGCACCACAACCAGCACAGGGCTGGTATGTACAGCCGACACCACTGGTGCATTGGTATTGCAGACCAACAACGGAACAACTGCACTCACATTGGATACCTCGCAAAACGCCACGTTTGCGGGCGCACTTACCACTACAGGGTATGCCAACTTGCCTAACACCTTTGGCTTCAAGAACCGCATCATCAACGGCGCAATGGGAATATGGCAACGCGGAACATCACAAACATTTACTAATTCTCTTGTGTATGGAAGTGTTGATAGGTGGGTATTTATCCAAGGTGGTGGTAGCGCATCAATAGCGCAAACACAATCAACAAGTGTTCCAACTGGATTTCAATACGCAATAAAACAACAAAGAACTGCGGCATCTACTACAACAGGAACAGTTTATTCAGCACAAGAAATTGAAAGTGTTAATTGTTATGATTTGGCTGGTCAAGCAGTGACTTTAAGTTTTTGGGCTAAATGTGGCGCAAACTTTAGTGCGTCGGGTTCTACTCTTACGTCTTTAATTTATCAAGGCACAGGCGTAGACCAAGGCACTACATCATGGATTAGCGGAACATGGACAAGTCCCACATCAAACACACAATCTAATACGCTTACTACTACATATCAAAAATTTACACAAACAGTAACTCTTGGTAGCAGCACTACTGAATTACTAATTTCTTTGCAATGGGTTCCTGTTGGAACTGCTGGTGCTGATGATTCTGTGTTTATCACAGGTGTACAGCTAGAAAAAGGCAGCACAGCCACATCGTTTGATGTGCGCTCTTATGGGACTGAGTTGGGATTGTGTTTAAGATACTATCAAGTTTTACCCGGAATTGTGGTTAACACAGCCGCAAGTTGGTACTCATTAACATATGCTGCTCCAATGAGAGCAAGTCCAACAGTAAGTGGAGGCGGTGCTGGTTTCACAATAACTACTGCTTCTGTTTATGTGGGCAACTTTTATCAAAACACTAGAACTGACCAAACACTAACTTTTAGTGCGGAGCTATAAATGTACAAACTAATTAAAAACTCTAACAATGAAGTGTCTTGCGTTTGTAAATTGGCTGATAATTTGGTTATACCCTTTGACCCAGCTAACACCGACTATCAGCAATACCTAGCATGGCTTGCTGCTGGCAACACACCTGAACCAGTAGATACACCAGCATGACCACAACAATTAACGCCAGCAATTCAGGGTCAGGCGGCTTAGTCCAGACCGCAGATGCATCGGGCATCCTTGCCCTGCAAACAGCAGGAACCACAGCGGTCACTATCGACACTTCACAAAACGCCACGTTTGTAGGCTACGCCAACCTGCCCAACACTTTTGGCTTCAAGAACCGCATCATCAACGGCGCGATGGTGATTGACCAACGCAATGCTGGGGCTAGTGTTACGCCTACCGATGGGGCGTACACGCTAGACAGATGGATTTTTGCAGTAAGCCAAACAAGCAAATTAACTACGCAGCAAAATGCTGGCTCTGTTACACCACCAGCAGGGTTTTCTAAATATCTTGGAGTTACATCTTCTTCAGCTTACACTTTGTTAGCTGGGGATTATTTTGCGTTAAGTCAAAAAATTGAAGGATTTAATTTTGCAGACATGGCGTGGGGAACTGCATCTGCCGCTACTGTTACTTTGTCATTTTGGGTTCGCAGTTCTTTAACTGGGACATTTGGAGGCACATTAAATAATAGTGCATTTAATCGTAATTATCCATTTGCATACACAATTTCATCAGCTAACACTTGGGAACAAAAGTCTGTAACTGTTACTGGTGATACTTCAGGGACTTGGGTAGGTGCTACTAGTGGAATTGGATTATCAATTTTATTTGGTCTTGGAATTGGTTCTACATATAGTGGTACTTCTGGAGCGTGGACTAGTTCAACTATTTTTGCACCAACAGGCGCAACCAGCGTGGTCGGCACAAACGGAGCCACGTTCTACATCACAGGCGTACAGCTAGAAAAAGGCAGCACAGCCACATCGTTTGATTACCGTGCGTATTCAACTGAATTGGGAATGTGCCAGCGGTATCTCCCAGCGATAACTGCTTCTTCCGCAAATGAGATTTTCGGGAGTGGTATGGTAAATACCCCAAGCGAATGCCGATACTTTATACCGTTTCAAGTAACGCCGCGTGTTTCTCCTACTGGCGTGACGGTTCCAAATGCATCTCTTTTTAATGTTGATTGGCCATCAAACGCTGGAGGTGGTTTAGGTGGCGGTGGCGTAATTAACTTTTTGTACGGCGGTACAGCGGGCGCAGCAGTTTACGTCCCTGTCGGGGGCGCTCCTACTGGGTATGCATCTTTTCTTCGTTCCAATACGACTGGCGCACAAATACTTTTTACAGGATGTGAACTATGAAAACTTATCAACTGTATTCGCGTAATGAAGCAGAGCCTGATGCTGTAGTGGGAATTACAGAAGACGGTGGGTGCGTGAGTTTTATTTTTGATTTAAATAACCCCGACTACCAACAATACCTAGCATGGCTTGCTGAAGGCAATACACCACTACCAGCGAATGAGGTGACCCAATGACCCTTATCCTTAACGGCACAGACAACAGCGCAACCACCCCAGCGGTGACTGGCACAGATACCGACACGGGCATCTACTACCCTACGTCCAATCAAATAGCCATTGCCACCAACGGCACACAAGCCATGCTGGTAAATGCAAGCCAGAACACTACTTTTGCTGGAACGCTTGCAACAGCCGCCAAAGGTATTACTGCTGCATCTCTGCCAGCAGGCACTGTGTTGCAAGTTGTAAGTGCAACCTTGAACACATATGGATCAACAGGCTCAACAACTTATGTAGCAGTCACTGGATTAAGTGTGGCAATAACACCCGCAAGCACAAGTAGTAAAGTTTTGATCCGAGGCTATATATGGCTTGCTGGCTCATCACAGAATGGCATGTTTGGTGCTGTTTTTAGAGACGCTTCGATATTAAGTGGCGTGGCCGGTTCTTCTTCAAATCCAAATGCTATTGTAAATGGCGGCAGCGGCACCGTAAGAGCATCTGGTGGTTTTATTCCGGCCTCTGGATATGTTACATATCAAGCAACACCAATATATTTTGAATTTTTGGATAGCCCGTCTAGCACATCTTCTCTAACATATCAAATATATGTACGAGTCGGTGGCGGCGGAACTTTGTATTATAACTATCAGAGCAATACAAGTACAAACTCCGACTTTGGTTACTTCGCATCCAGTATTACTGCTCAGGAGATTGCAGCATGAACAAGCACGACGCAATTTACGCTACACATTCCAATATTGTCACTATCCATGGTGACGACGCGTTTGATGCGGCTGGAAACCCTGTTCAGTATGATGAAACGGTGGTTCAAGCGTGTATCAACGCCAACTCATACAAGGCCCAACGCGCTGCGGAATACCCGCCCATAACCGACTACCTTGACGGTGTGGTCAAAGGCGATCAGGCGCAGATTGACAAGTACATCGCTGACTGCCAGGCAGTCAAAGCCAAATACCCAAAAAGATAATCAATGACCACAACAATTAACGCCAGCAATTCGGACCTAGCCGGCGTAAAACTTACTTTCTAAATCTTTGATAAATAGAAGCATATGGCACTAACAGTAGTTTTACCTTCGGGTCTCAGTAATACCGGCAATTTTTCAGTTGGTAGTTTGGTCGCCACGGGCAATCTTACCGGTAACTATATTCTGGGCAATGGCTCACTGTTGACCGGAGTTAGTACCACCAGTTCAAATATCAACAATGGCACATCAAATGTCACAGTGGTAAGTTCCGGCGGCAATGTCACTGTGGGCATTGGTGGAACATCAAATGTGGCTGTGTTTGCTACCACAGGTGAATATGTTACTGGCGTGATTTCAGCAAGTGGTAACATTACTGGCGGAAATTTGGTAACCGCAGGGTCAGGTGGAAACATCACTGGGGCTAATGTAGTTGCAGCAACTACACTCAGTGCCACAGCAAATGTGGTTGCTAACAATGTGATAGCAACTACCATCGTCAGTGCAGTTAGCCACACAGGAACTATAGTAAGTATCACCGGTAACATCACAGCAGCCGGCGGCACATTTGGAGCAGGCAACATTTCTACCACAGGTAATATCGCTGCTGGTTACTTTGTTGGCAACGGATCAGCACTTACCGGTATCGCATCTGGGGGCAGTTCAAATATCAGCAATGGCACATCAAATGTCACGGTGGTAAGTTCGGGTGGCAATGTCACTGTGGGAATTGGCGGAACATCAAATGTAGCTGTGTTTGCTACCGCAGGTGTATACGGGTCGTTATTTTATGCTACCAATGGATTTGCATTTAATCAGTACACAATAGGATCAAGTGTGGTATTTGGCACAGGATACAATGCCAGTACCGTTGGTCCAATAACGCAATCCCCAGGAACATCCGTTACACTATCCGCTGGATCAAAATGGATAGTACTCGGATGAATAAATAATTTATGAAATGTTACAAGGAATACAAACATGACCACTACGCTTAACGCAGCCAGTACAGGATTAGTTTCAACCGCTGATTCATCAACTGCGCTGGCTTTCCAAACAGCTGGAACTACAGCAATAACTATCGACTCAAGTCAACGAGTAGGTATTGGTAATACCTCCCCTAGCACAACTTTGGGAGTAACTGGTACTGCATACGTATCTGGAAATATCACAGCATCTGGCGCTGTTTTTGGATCAGGAAATATCAGCACAACCGGCAATGTGCAAGCCGGGTATTTTGTTGGACAAATAGCAGCAACCTCTAGTAGTGTAACTGGTAACATTACCGCTGCTAATGTAATTATAAACGGTACAGCAGCATTGGGCAGCGGTGTATTGATCGTGTCTGGCAACATACAAACCAGTACTGCCAATGCCACAGCAAATATCGGCAATGCTTCTAACTATTTTAATAGACTATTTGCCCAATCAACCACAGCACTTTACGCTGACTTGGCAGAGATGTATACCACAGACGCAGACTATGCCCCGGGTACTGTGCTGATATTTGGTGGCAATCAAGAAGTCACAACAAGCACTGTTACTCACGATACAAGAGTGGCCGGTGTGGTGTCTACCAATCCTGCACACATAATGAATTCTGGATTACAAGCAGAACGCACAGTGGAAGTAGCATTGGTAGGTCGTGTACCAGTGAGCGTGATTGGTAACATCATACCCGGCGATCGAGTGGTCACAAGCAATCGAGCAGGGGTAGCCGAAGCACTAGATATCACACGCTATCAACCGGGTGTGATAATCGGTAAAGCCTTGCAGAGCCACTCAGGCGACGAAGTTGGTGTGATCGAAGTTGTTGTGGGCAGACTGTAACCCTTTATAATCTGCATCGCTGCTGGTTGGCATAAATGTTAGTATGACATTAAGCCAACAAATCTATCAAAATGGTCTGACCAAACCCGTGATCGCAGCGGGTGGTACCATACATCCGTTAATAATCCCCGCAGAACTTACCAACGGAACTGGCTTGATGAATCCCAGTATCTTCATCGACGGTGATCGGATCCTGGTAAATCTGCGCCATGTGAACTACACACTTTGGCACAGCGAAAACAAAAAGTTTGAACACAGATACGGTCCTTTACAGTATTTGCATCCGGAAAACGATCAACATCTCCGAACCTGGAACTACTTGCTCACGATGAATCCGGATATGACCATAGCCACTACCCAGGCTATAGACACATCTACACATGATGTGGAACCAATTTGGACATTTGTAGGGCTGGAAGATGCTAGGATACAACGCTGGAACGACCGACTTTGGATTACCGGTGTGCGTAGAGATACCACCACAAACGGTCAAGGGCGTATGGAACTCAGTGAACTAGAGGTCACAGATACCGGTGTTCGAGAGATCCTGCGTCGACGCATTCCTGCACCCGGGGCCGACGATACCTACTGCGAAAAGAACTGGATGCCGGTGCTGGATCAACCCTATACCTATGTGAAATGGGCAAACCCTACTGAAGTTGTAAAGTACGATCTTGAAACAGGTACCACAGTTACAACACATCTTGACCCAGCACAACGCATACCCGGAGTTCCAGACTTCCGTGGCGGCAGCCAAGTGGTACCTTACGGCGACAACTACATAGCCTTGGTACACGAAGTAAATCTATTCAAGAGCGAAGCCGGCGAGAAAGATGCCACATACAAACACAGATTCTTGATGTGGGATCGTGATTGGAATATCCTGGCTTACACAGATGCATTCAGTCTTATGAAAGCAGACATTGAATTCTGTACCGGTGCTGCTTGGTACAAAAACGAACTGCTACTGACCTTTGGATTCCAAGACAATGCTGCATTCATACTAAAGATGCCACGAGCATGTGTGGATCAGTTCATGACCGAAGCCAATCGTATTCCTCGAGTTCCTACTATGACCACACCGGATGGTGTGGAACATGAGTTTGACTGGGGCGTGGCTGCTAACAACTCTTGGTTCCATGCCACTGTGAAAAAAGAAATCTTTGCCGACAACACATATCAACGGTTCTTTGAGATCCGGCCCGGCGATGTGGTCCTGGATATCGGTGCTAGTGCAGGACCATTTGTGTGGAGCATAGTTCCACAACGGCCCGGCAGAGTGATCTGCCTGGAACCACACAAAAAACTCTATCCTACCTTGGTAAAAAATGTCAGTCACACTGGACTAGATGTCACGACCATAAACCGGGCACTGGGACATTCCGATGGATTGCACTATCTAGCAGGGCTTTACGACGAAACAAAACAAGCACACAGTGACGGCACAGATGGCGTGATACTGGAAACTATCAAGTTCAGCACACTGATTGAACAGCAGAAACTCACTCACATAGACTTCCTCAAGATGGACTGCGAAGGCGGCGAATACGACTTCTTCACTGATGAAAATTATGATTGGATCATGAACAATGTGCGTAAGATAGCCATGGAGATACACCTAGCCACTCCTGCACACAAGGCCAAATTCCGCCGATTCAGAGACACTTACCTGCGTGAATTCACAAACTTCCACATACTCAGCATTGACTATGTGGACATCAAGTGGGCATTGTTTGATGACTGGTTCATTGATCACTATGCCGCATGTATGCTGTACATTGATAACAGCGTGGCACCACGAGACAAGAAAAAATGGCAGCACTATCCTGCACCTACATTGGAGATAACAACTATCATTCCAGAAAAAGGCTGTGTGGTTGATTGTGTGTTCTGCCCACAACGCACACTAGAAGAAGTATACAAGGGTAACAGGATCATGAGCCTGGATGATTACAAGAGCATGATTGACAAGGTACCCATAGATGTTCGTATCACTTTTGCTGGATTCACAGAACCATGGATGAACAAATACTGTACAGAAATGGTGTTGTATGCACATGATCAAGGGCATCCTGTGAGCGTGTTTACCACAGGGGTTGGTGTGAGTACGGAAGATATGGAAGCCATAGCACACATACCATTTGCCGGCAACCCTAACGGCGGCTTTGTGCTGCACTTGCCCGATGCAGAGATGTTGGCCCGCCATCCGATCACGCCGGGTTATATTAAAACCCTAGAATGGTTCCGAGACAATCACCATAGGATCAAGAACTTCTCCAAGATGAGCATGGGAGCCGAACTGCATCCCAGCATCCGACACATATTTGATTCAGCACCCAGTTATGCCATGTGGAGCAGAGCCGGCAATCTGTTCCGTGAAGCAGTGGCCAAACCACAACTGATCACCTTGAGAGACCGTTGGAACGCGATCACACACGAAGGACCAAAGACCTGCGGATGTGTAGAAGGCTTGTATCACAATGTGCTCTTGCCCAATGGTGATGTAAGCCTGTGCTGTATGGATTATGGCCTGGATCATATCATTGGCAACTTGCATGAACAGACCTACGAGGATCTGATTCCTGAAGATCAGACCTGCTTCACGTTGTGCAACTCTTGTGAGAATGCTACAGATCCAAAAGTCATAACCTTTGTGAAATAACATGAAATATCTACATCCGTACATTGAAAACTCTGAAGATCCCACAATCAACTTCTTGCTAGGGCAGGAATATGAAAACATGGGCCAAACCGGTGCAGCAGTGAGTTTCTATCTACGCACAGCAGAGCGTAGCACCACTGACCAACAGCAATACGAAGCACTCATGCGATGCTGTATCTGTTTGGAAAAACAAAAAACTCGTGATGACACCGAAAAAGGTCTACTGCTCAAAGCCATCGCATTGCTCTCGGACCGTCCTGAAGCATATTTCTTGTTGAGCAGATTGCACGAGAAAAGAAGAGAATGGCAGGAAAGTTACACCGCAGCAGTGTTGGGTTTGACCTATGGTAACTTTGATCGCACACCCGTGATCACTGATCAGTATCCGGGATATTGTGGATTGATGTTCCAGAAAGGTGTGGCAAGTTGGCATGTGGGCCTTACTGAACAAAGCCGCCAGATCATGGTACATCTCAAAAACAACTTTAAAATGCATCAAATTTATATAGATGCTATCAATCACAACTTAAAGATCTGTGGCATGCCTAAGTCTCCGTTGGAGGAATCTAAGTCAGCACCTGCTGTGCATGTATCTCGAAAAAAATCTGACATAATCAACCCGCAACCCAGGCCAGGTGTATGGATTGTAGACAACTTCTATCAAGACCCTGACGCTATCAGAAAGTTGGCACTAGAACAAGAATACGACCAAGGTGGCATTGGAAAGTATTACATAGGCAATCGCACCCGTCAGCAGTTTTTGTTTCCAGGATTGAAAGAAGAATTTGAATACATCATGAACCGTAAGATCGAGAAGTGGGAAGAATACGGAATGAATGGTAGATTCCAGGTATGCAAAGAAGGTGAGCCACTGGTTTATCATTGCGATCCACAAAGGTGGGCTGGTATGCTGTATCTCACACCCAACGCACCTTATCAAACAGGCACATCCACACACGCACTCAAGGGCACAGATGTACGGCATCTCAGTCACCCTGATGTAAACAAATGTTTCAGACCGGGCAGTCAGAATCTAGATAGAACTATATTTGAGCCTGTGGACAACTTTGGCAATGTGTACAATCGCTTGGTGATCTTCAATGCTGGATACTTACACTCGGCCACGGATTATTTTGGATACAACAACGATAATTGCCGACTGTGGCAGATGTTCTTCTTTGACTAGGTGCAAGTGATTTCTAGACTTGATATCTTTTTCTGGATAGCATCTAGATTCACAGTGTTCCACAAGCCAGGATGTAGAGGCCTTGGTAGTCTTCCACTGTGTATCCAAGCATAGCCTACATGTTCGTGATTGAGTTCCGGGATAAACTCGTGATCCACTCTGCACCAGAAGGTATGATATTCAAATCCACCATCGGGTGATGTGAATTTTTCAATGGGTATCAATTTCTGATATTCGGGCATGCTGCCTAATTCTTCTGTACATTCGCGTTCCACAGCCGCTATCAGTGTTTCGTCAGGTTCTACTTTGCCGCCGGCTAACCCCCAGGTGTCTGGGTATTTTGAATCGTTGCGTAGTAGATAAAGATAGCAGCGGGTTCTTACACAATAGAACCAAACACCTACGGCTTTTACAATACCAGGTTCCATGAGCCTCCGGTGTACAGGCCATCAATGCTCTTGACCCATTTGGTTCCGTTCCAGAAGTATTGTATACCTGTGGTAAGATTGACCACATATTGTGGATCTGTGCTAGTGCTGTTGAAAGCAACAACCCAGCGTGTGCCGTTGTATTCAATGATGTCATTGGCATTGGCTATCAAAGGTTGTCCACCGGTGCCTTGCCAAGCAATGGGATTGTTTGAGTTATCAGCATCGCCGGTGCTTTCATTCAGCAAGTATCTTTGTCCCACAGCAGCAGGACCTAGTCCATTTCCGGGTCCGGCTGTGAGTGGATTGATCACAGCATCTACTGGACTCAATGTGTTTTGTGGTGCTGTGTCTGGATCAATGTTGTAGATCAGCAATCGATCATCTGCAGGATTCACAGCGATAGTACCCACGATGCTGGAATCAGGATTCCACGGATTGTCCAAAGTGATGTAACTAATACCCGGACGTAACACACCATATGCGTTGATCACAGTGGGCCAAGTTATCTGTGGATTTTCCACTATAGGAAAGTCAAATGGTGCTAGGCTTATACGATCTGGGTTCACAGGCTGTGGAGGTTGCAATACCTGCAACTGCCCATCCAACAACAGAACTTGATAACTCCAAGGTGTTACCTTGACCCGTGTACCCAGTAACAAGTCATTGTTGCTTATAGCATTCACAGCATCACCCTGAGCATCAAATATGCTGGCGATAACTCTTTCCACCACACCCAGTTTCTTGATCTTGGCCGGCGATGAGATCCAGATAGGCATGCTAAATGTCATGGTCATGATGTCAATCGGGTCGCCGGTGCCTTGAGGAATAGATCTAGAACTCCATCTCACATTATCGAGATTACATACAGTGAGACTAGTCCAATCGATATAGTTGTCTGTGGCCTGTATTTCCAATGCAGGGTTAAACAGCGTGGCGATCTGTTCAAACAACTGCATCTTTTGATTGGTATTTGAAGTCCAAATATCCAAGTCAATGGTGAGTTTGTACGGCACAGGCATGAGACGTTCTACTTGGAAAGCATTGCCTTGTGTGGTTTCGTAAGTTTCTGTGCCCGGATCCCAGGTACGTTGTCTCACAAACATCTTGTTCACATGATATGGCTCTTGCATTCGTTCACGATCATAAGCAAGTGCAGTGATGTGAAATGTCATCAATGGTGTGGCATTTAGACTGTTTGCTGAGTTTTGGTTCAGAATGGTCTGTGCTTGTCTACTAGCATCTCCATAGCGTATAGGCACACGGATTAGATCACTTGTGCCTTGTTCGTTGCGCCCGTATTCAACTTCAAATAGACTGAACATGCGTGTGAATTGCAGCAGATAGCGACGTATTTGTTCGTCGTAAAAGAATAATTGCATAGTTAACTGCTCTTCTGATAAGGTTGTGTTGGCGGATATGGATTAGGAGGCAAATTACCACCTTGGTCACCGTTGGCATCGTTAGGTATCAAGGCCTGGCTGAGACTTTGACGACTAGGTATATTGCCAAGATCCGTGGTGTTCACAGTATATGTATTGTTAACGAAGCTGGAGCGTAAAGTATCGTTAGTCGAGCCCGGAGTGAGATTGGTTCGTACCTTGCTCTCGATCTTGATCCAAGCAGTACCGTTAAAGCGGAACAAGCGATTAGGAAAGTAATCTAACCGCAACGCAAACTGCCCGGCAACCGGATTGATTGGAAAATTTATTCCGGCTGTGACAGGCAACCCATTAGGTGGAACTCCATCTCCGGTCAAATAACCCTCGGTGTAGCCATCACCTCTAGGTGTATTACCGTCATTGGCCACTGTGCGGCTGGCATCAGATATGGTATAATCTGCGGTGTATGTGGCACTTGCAGGATTAGCAGGCGTGCCATCGGGATTGGTAGCAACGATATAGAACTTCACAACATCAAATCCCGATGTGGGTACTTCGGCCTCTGCCTGTGCCAAGATAGCATCGTTGATCTCCAGATTTCTTGGCCGTGTGCTTTGTTGATTTTCAATGGTAGTAGGATTTGTAACCAAGGTCCAATATTCCGTATTGTTGATATCTGTGCCCGGTGGCACATTCTTGTTTGATGTATAGTAAGTATCGCCATAAAGCACTGTGACACCGCCTGGATAGAAATTGCCCGGATCCCAGATGTTGAGAGGTTCAAAGGGCTGTTTGGTAATCTCATTGAATTCTTGACTGTTGACCATGGGTGTGGCCTTCACACGCC